TATCTTGATAGTAAATTTGAGGAATTAAAAGTATCGACTAATAATCCATTGTTACAATAGGGGGGAATATGCAGTGTAAAAATTGTTTGCACGAATGTCATTGTGGAAACAATGGTGTGTGTGTAACTTGTAAATGTGCTAATTGTGAACATAATGCTCTTGATGAGTTTTGGGAACGACTAGAAGAAAATGCAGGAATTATTATGAACTTATCTAAACATAGAGATTAATGGATAAAATAGAAGAATTAGCACAGTTAAGAGAAGACCTTGTTGATGATATTGAGGTGTTACATACACAAAGACTAAACAACGCACTTGAAAATTTAGAAAGAGAAGTTGTAAAAATAGCTAATGATTTACCAACAAGGCAAGGTAAGTTATTTGAAGCAAGGTTAGCAGTAGAGATTAGACCACAATTAAAAGCGGCAATAGATAAACATTATACATTATGGGCTGATGGTACTGTAAGAGAATACGATAGAGTTGCTAAACAGGTAGTAGAAAATATGAAAGTGTTACCGATACCTGCAAAGTTTAAAACTTTAACTGAATTAGATATTGAGACTATAACTAACTTAAAACGAGTGAAGTTCACTGGGTTTTTAAATATCGGTGCTGAGACTGTAAACGCATTAGCTGATGAAGTTTATTCCTCGACAATAACAGGCAAATCAATTAATGATACTGTTAAGACACTACAGCAAAGAATAAATGGCGTATATATCAAAGCTGATGTCGATGAGATTAATGAATTAGTAGAGTTTGTCGCCTCTACGACAGATGAAGTTGCAAAAGCAAAAGCGATAGAACGATTACACACATTTTATGGTGCAGATCGTGTTGGAAATAATATGAGAAGATACGCAAAGCAATTAGCACACGACAGTTTAATGGAATTTGATGGTCAGTTTACCAAAGCGAAAGCAGGTGAAGCAGGACTAACAAACTACCTATATTATGGAGATATAATTGGTGATAGTAGACCATTTTGTATAGCCAATAGAGGTAAAATATTTTCAGAAGATGAACTTAGAGATAAGTGGAGTTCTGAAATTTGGAAAGGTAAATCAACGACTGATCCTTTCACAAGTAGAGGTGGATATAATTGCCGCCATCATCTACAACCTACCGACCCAAGTTGGTATGATAACAATGGCAATCTTATAATATAGGAGAATAACTACTATGGCTGACGAGCAAAAAACGGAGATCGAGAATACTGAATCTCTAGAAACAATACAGGAAGTTGAAACACAAGAAAAAATGGTTCCTCAATCGGAATTTGATAAGATACTTGAAAAACGACTTGCAAGGGAAAGAGCTAAAATTGAGAAAAGATTTAATGGCATTGATCCTGACGAAGCAAGACAACTCTTAGAAGAAAAAGAAGCTAAAGAGTTAGATATGCAAAAACAACGAGGTGAATTTGATAAAGTATTAAAGGAAACTGTTTCTAAAAAAGAAGCAGAGATTTCACAATACAAAGCCGAGTTACAAAAAGTACGAATTGATGACGCATTGATTAAGGTGGCTAGTGAATATCAAGCTATTAAACCTGATCAAGTTGTTAATTTGTTAAAAAGTAAAGTACAACTAGGTGCTGATGGCAACCCTGAAATTATCGGTGATAATAATGCACCAATGTATAATGGCAATGGAGAACTATTAAGCATAAACGAGTATGTAGGAAACTTTTTAGATGACAATCCTCACTTTAGAAATGCAACGCCTAGCGGTGCAGGGTCTAAATCGAGTGTTGGTGGTGAAACGCCCAAACCTTTAAACTTGGCGGAACTAAATATGAATAATCCTGAGGATAAGGCAAAATATGCTGAATATCGTAAGGAAAAGATGAAGAACTATTAACAATACACCCATAAAGGAGAATAATTATGGCTAACGAAACAACGCTATCGACCTTAGATGATTTGATAGTACCGATGATTGCAGAGGCTCTATTTGTAGCTTCTGAAGCATCAATAATGAGACCACTTGTAAGAAATTACGCATTACCAAAAAATTCAGGTAAAGTGATACAAGTACCAATCTACCCAGTAGTTGCGGCGGCGGCTGTTGCAGAAGCAACTGACCTAGCTAATACTGCTATTTCAACAAGTAAAGCAGATTTAACTGTAGCAGAAGTAGGCGTAATGACTACTGTAACTGATATGGCTGTTAATACATCTGAATCAGATGTTGTTAAAGATTTAGGAAAATTATTTGGCGAGGGTATCGCTAGAAAAATGGACGCTGATCTAATGGCTTTATTTGATGGTTTTTCAGGTGCAGTAGGTGCGGCTGATGCGGCTATTACTGTTGCAAAAATCTTTGAAGCAGTATCTAAGCTAAAACAATCAGGTGTACCAAGCAACGATATGGCTTGTGTGCTACACCCTGCTGTTGCTTATGACCTAAAAGCTAATATGACAAATACATTTGCAAACCCTAACCCAACTGATGTTGCTAACGAAGCACTAAGAACAGGTTTTGTAGGACAACTTGCAGGAGTGAATGTTTATGAAAGCTCAAATATGGCTAACACTGGTACAGGTGGTGACTTTAAAGGTGGACTATTCCACAAAGACGCACTTGGCTTAGCTATGTTACAGGACATCAAAATTGAAACACAAAGAGATGCTTCAATTAGAGGAACTGAAATTGTTGCTACCGCTGTTTATGGCGTTGGTGAACTACACGATTCATATGGAATTGAAGTACTAGCTGATTCAAGCATACTTTAATCTTCATTGGATTGATCAAAACAGGGGGGAGAGTTCCTTTCCTCTCCCCTCTAACATTTAAACAGGAATTTTATTATGGCATTTGCAACAAGAAGCAGTTTAATTATATATCAGCCTGATATAGGAGATATGGGTTTATCTACAGGCGAACAAGACGCATTTGTAACTCAAGCTATTGCAGATGTACAAAGAGATATTAGAAACAAATGGTGGTCAGTTTATCACAGTAACCAATCAAGAAATAGAAGTTACGCAGGTGGTATAGAGATTGATTTAACATTACTAACTGACACACAGTGGACTAGAGCCACAGTTTATAGAACATTGGGGTATTATATTTGCCCTGCATTAACTAAGTTTAATTCACAAGGTGATGAAGATAGATTTCAACAAATGGGATCTTATTACCGAACTATGTATGAAGATGAATTTGCTGATATACTAAGAGATGGTGTTGAGTATGACGCTAATGACGATAGTACAATTACTGACGCTGAAAAAGTTGCAGTACATTCTATGCGATTGGTTAGATAGTGGTAACAGTTAATCTAGAAGTTAATGTTACTGCGGTTAAAGGTGCATTAGATAAGATTAAAAGAAAAGTACCAAGTGCTAGTGCTAAAGGTATTGCAGTTGCTTCTACCTTTATACAGAACGCTATTAAAGATCGTACTAGACAAGGTAAGAGTGTTAATGGTGGTGGATTTAAAAGCTATTCAAAAGGCTATGCTAAGAAAAGGTCTCAAAGAGGTGCAACATTAACACCTAATCTATTCTTTACTGGTCAGATGTTAGGCAATATGAGTTTTAAAAAACTATCATCTACTAAAGGTCAGGTATTCTTTCCAAATAGAACACAGAATATAAAAGCATTTTTTAATGATCAATCAAGACCATTCTTTAGTGTTAACAGACAAGAAGAAGATAAAGCAGTAGATATATTTAGAAAAACATTTGAACGAGAATTAAGAATATGAGTGAACGAGAAGATATTGCGGCTCACATTGTTACAACCTTATCTGCGGTTAGCAGTCCGATAACATTCGGCAAGGTAACAAGAGAGCCTTTTGAATTAGATGAATTGAGCCAACAACAGTTTCCTGCGGTCTATATACAAACTGCTGATGAGACTAGAGAAGATGTTTCTATTAAAAATAGTGGCATTACTCGCACAGGCACGATTGATTTTAGAATATTTGGTTTTGTTACTACAGCTAGTACAACTACAAGTAATATAGATACTAAACGCAATGAGTTAGTAACTACAGTTGAAACAGCTTTAGATAGTGATAGAACTAGATCAGGTAACGCATTGGACACCCAATTAGTTAGCGTAGAAACAGACGAGGGAAGTATATTTCCTTATGGTGGTATAATTATGACTGTAAGGTGCTTCTATAAATTCACACAAGGGACACCATAAATGAGTGATAAAGTTTATTTAATTAAGAACGGATTGACTGTATTAACAGATAATCCTAACAAGTTTTTAGAAGATGGTTGGGTGCATAAGCATAACAATCCTGAGGCTAAGAAACCAACAGGGAGAAAATATGGCAAAAAAAATAAAACTCCAAAATAAAGACGGAGATATTATTGAGGTTTGGGATAACCAAGTAGATGAGTATGCACAACAAGGTTGGAGTACTGAATCTGCAAAACCCAAAAAAAAATCAACTAAAATAACAGAAGAACAAGGAGAATAAAATGGCAGTACATACAGGCTCAGCAGGAGTTATTAAAATTGGATCAAATGTAGTAGCAGAGGTAACAGCATTTACTTTAGAAACTACAGCAGATGTAATTGAATCAACTCAACTGTCTGACACAAATAAAACATACGAAACAAGCAGAAAAAGTGGCTCAGTAACTATTGAATGTATGTGGGACGAAACTGACTCTAATGGTCAGATAGTTCTACAAGAAGCAACAGGTGTTACTTTATTATTATACCCTGAGGGTGCAGATAGTGGAGATTTCTACTATTCAGTTCCTGCTATCGTAACAGGCAACTCATTGTCAGTAACTATGGACGATATTATTAGAATGTCTATATCTGCTCAAATCAATGGTGCTATTACTAGAGCAACAGTATAATTTGACAATTAACAGAAAATGAATTAAAAAAGACATATGTCTATAATCGATAATATGAGAGATCATTGGAACTCTTTAGATACACAAAACGCTAAAGAAGTTCCTGAATGGAAAGCTACTATTTATAAACAGCCTATGAACTTACAACAAAAAGGTAAGTTGTTTAAAAGAATGGAAGTTGATCCTATTGAGGGTTTAGCATATGTCTTAATTCATTTAGCGTTAAATGAAAAAGGAGAAAACCTTTATACATTAGAAAACAAACAATTTTTAATGACTAGGGTTGATCCTGATATATTATCAGATGTAGCAACTTGGTTAATGCAAACACCCACAAAAAAAGACATTAAAAAAAAATAGCTAACGACTTTGACTATCACGCAATAATTCAGTTAGCCGATTATTTAAAAATACCTATTCAACAAGTTAGACAATTTTCAGTTGAAGATTTTTTAACTTGGATTGTATTCCTAGAAGATAGGAATAAAGACCAACAACATCAACATAATCTTGCAAAAGCAAAAGCAAAATCTAGGAGATAGATGACTAAAAAAGTTAATATAGATATAGTAGCAAAGGATAAAACCCAACAAGCGGTAAGTTCATCAAAAAGAAGTTTAGGTGGTTTAAAAAAGTTTGCATTAGCGGCAAGTGCGGCATTAGCTACAATAGGTGCGGCTAAAGTTATAACAGGTTTAATTAGAACAGGTGTGCAAGTTGAAAATTTAAAAGTTCAATTAAAAGCCTTGACAGGATCAGCAGAAGCAGGACAACAAGCCTTAGATACAGTTTTTAAATTTGCTAAAGATACTCCATTTGAATTATCAAATATTCAAAATGGTATTGTATCGCTTTTAACTGTAAAAAATGCCGCAGATAAAGCAGGTATATCATTTGAAGAACTTTTAACTATAACAGGTAACACCGCAGTTTTAATTGGTGGAGATTTTACATTAGCTTCTCAACAAATCCAAAGAGCTTTAAGTGCAGGGATAGCAAGTGCAGATTTATTTAGAGATCGTGGTGTATCTGCTATGGCAGGTTTTAAATCAGGTGTACGAGTAAATGCCGAAGATACTGCAAAGATATTAAATAAAGCCTTTGGCGAGGGTGGCGAATTTGGTGGGTTAATGAAAGACCTATCAACTACAGTATCAGGCTCAGTATCAAATATTAAAGATTCATTTTTTCAATTACAAGTGGCAATCACAGAGGGCTTTTTTGATGAATTACAAAGTGAACTTGGAAATGTAAAAAATTCATTAGCTGAAAATGAACAAGAGATAAAAGAATTTGGAACTGTTATTGGTGAAAATTTAGGAAGTGCTATTCTAACATTAGCTTCTGCAATGAAAAGATTACAAGATAGTTTTGCAGAATTTGAAGTTGCATTAGGTGCTTTATTATTAGCTTCAAGAGGTTTCTTTAAAGTTATTGCAGGTGGTGCATTAGTTATTGATTCTTTAAATAGAAAAAATAAAGAATTAATTGAAAATACTGTTGAATATAACCGAGTATTAAGTTCAATAGGTTATGATGATGCAATAATGCGAATTCAGAGAATGACTGAGGCACAAACTTTATTAAATGAAGTTTTAACAGAAGATTCTACTCCTGCTTTATCTCAAATAGAGCAA